GCCCACCTAATTGCCATCAGTGACCCGCGACTCCAAAGTGAGCAAGTCAAGACGATCCAAGCCTCCTACCAAGTCCGTCTTTCAGACGGACTTGGCATCACACACTTCGGGACTACGGCCATGATGCTTGATTCCAGCGGCAAACTTGCCGTCTGGAATAACAAGGTGGTCAAAGGCATGGTCAAGTTTGACCTGTTCTGGGCAGGCAAGGAGGCGGCTACGGATGTCACTTATTAAAAGATGCCAACGCCAAACCCTGGTCTTTTGGCCCAGGGTTGGCACACAAAAGACCGGCGAACCCATCTGGGGCTCGCCGGTCGAGTACACCTGCCGGTGGGAGGAAATGCTCAAGGAAGTGATTTCCAACACCAACACCCGAGTCATGTCTCGGGTGCAAACGATCACGCAGGTCCGCCTACAGGTAGGCGGACTAATGCGACTCGGGACGCTGGCCGACACCGCCTACTGGGACAACCCTAAGCAGAATCCAGACGTGTACGAGGTCATCGACTCGTCGATGACCCCCAACTTACGGAACACCGAGACTCTGTACGAGGCTTGCGGGTAATGCCTAAAATCAAACTCGAAGGCGCAGGAGCCTTCAAGAAGGCTTTGGACAAAGCCCATCGGGACTTTGGCCGATCCTTCACGGCGGCCTCGGAGAGAGCCGCCGAGTCGCTCTTGGCCGAGACAGCACCTATGGTTCCCTATGAGACGGGGGCACTCCTAGCTAGCGGAGACTTCTTCCAGCAAGGCAAGGGTTGGCAAACCCAGACGATCATAGGCTACGGTTTCGATATTTCCGGGAAGCCCGGACCTATCCCAATGCGAGGCGACCAAGTCAAGGTTCCTTCGGACTACGCCGTGGCGCAGCACGAAGAATACCCAGCCAAGAGGACCGCAGGGACCACGATCTACTACCTCGAACTGAGTATTGATTACAATTTAGATTACCTTTCCGACATCTTCTACGCCTACATGCAATCGGGGATCAAATGAGCCCAGCAGATGTGGTGGCCGAAATCATCGAAACCAACCTCCCGAATCTAGGGGTTCAGGTGTTCGTGAACCACTCGCCGGACACTCCGGCGAGTTGCATCCTAGTTTACGACAAGGCTAGTGCCAACCTCGAACGCCGGAGCCTCCGCTCCGGCGTCACCGACGAGCATCCTTCGGTTTACATCATGGTTCGGGGCCAAGATTCCTCAGCCTACGCCATAGCCCAGCAGATCGAAAGTATGGCCGCCTCGGTCTACAACCAACCCGTCAGTAGCGGTCAAAAATTGCGGGTAATTACTAAATCTAATACAATAGGGTTTAGTGGGCAAGAGCCGCAGACACGCCGTTACGTTTACGCACAGACCTACCGAATGACCTTGGAGTAAAAAATGCCTCTTTTGAAGGACGGGTATCGAACCCTAGTTAGCATCGGCGGCATCACCGCCGTTTTCGAGGAAATTTCTGTGACTCCCCCTGCGCTTGACTCCGGCGGAGGCATCGACCAGACGACCATGCGGAACTCCCGCTACCGAACCAAACTCGGCAAAAGCCTCATTACGCTCGATACCGTGACCTTGAAGGTCGCCTACGACCCTCGGACTTACGCACAGGTCATCCCCATCTTGGGAAGCAACCGAGCGATTACGATCACTTTCCCCGAAGGATCGACTTTGGTGTTTTACGCCATTGTCTCGAAATTTGATCCAGGGGAACACGCCGAAGGCGAGCGTCCCGAAGCGACACTCGAACTCGAACCTAGCAACCTTTCGACGGCGGCCACGCCGCTCGAAATTGCCCCTGTGTTCGCGACTGGAACTACGGCCACGACCGCCACTACGGCTTTGCCTTCTTAGTGGTTCGTCTGGGCTATTTTCGATTCAAGGCGAACCATCGGTGGTTCGCCTGTTTTTTTTTACGCTAGCAAACGGGTGCAGCAAGCATGTCAGACATCACAAAAATCTCGGTTATTCGCAAGTCCCAACCAATCGACTTGGAGATTGAGGAAGGTCGCGAAGTGCGTGTTTTCGTCAAGGAAATGACGGGAGCGCAGCGAGACGAGTATCTCAACAAGGTATCTCGAAAAACCAAGACGAACGACAAGGGCGAGCCTGTCGGTCTTACCGACTACACGGGCAGCTATAGCCTCCTTCTGTCTTTCTGCCTGTACGATGCAGACGGTAAGTTGGTCCCTGAAAAGACCATCCAAGAATGGACGGACGGAGCGCAAAAGGCGTTGTCCGACGTGGCCGCGATCCTCAATAACATGGGACGCAAAGACGACGAGGGCGACGAAAAAAACTGACCATCGGTGACGAGGAGTACCTCTGGTACAAGCTCGCTCACCAACTAGGCTGGCCCGTATCGCTGATTAAGCAGCTTACCACCGTTTCCGAGTTCGACAAATGGCAGGCATACTTCGCAAGAAGTATGTCTGAGCGAGACAAAGGCGACTGGTACACTGCGGCGACGATACGGGCTATCTTCGCTTCCCAGGCAGGGCCTAGAGCGAAGATCCCGCCGATCTCCGACTACCTGTTGGAGTTTGAATCCACGCCAAAACCCGAGCAGGGTCAGGCGGAACAGTACGATAGCAAAGCTATCTGGGCCTCCATTTTTGGGATGGATTTTGCGACATGAGCGAAAAAGAACTCCCACCGTTAAGAGTCAGACTCCTCGGGGATGACTCTGACTTCAAAAAGATGGTTGACAGTGCCAAGCAAGGTGCTGATGCCTTGGCTAAGGCCATCGACAAAACAACCGCCCAACAAAGTGCATCGGCTGTGCAGGATGCCAAGGATCGGTGGAAGGGTCTGCAAATGTTCCTCAAGTATGAGGAACAAAAACAAAAGGCGCGTTGGGCAGGTCACCTGATGTTCCTCAAATATGAGGAACAGAAGCGAAAGGAAATCGAAAAGACCGGCAAGGCTGAAAGGCGAAAAGAGAAACAAGCCTCCAAAGACCGGTGGAGAGGGCATCAGATGTTTCTCAAATATGAGGAACAGAAACGCACCGAGGCCGAGCGAACTCGGACTGCTGCCAACAAGGCATATCTAAAGCAACTCAAGTTTAATTCTAAGGTCATGGAGGACCAAACGAAGCAGGCCGAGCGAACTCGGACTGCTGCCAACAAGGCATATCTAAAGCAACTCAAGTTTAATTCTAAGGTCATGGAGGACCAAACGAAGCAGGCCGAGCGAACTCGGACTGCTGCCAACAAGGCATATCTAAAGCAACTCAAGTTTAATTCTAAGGTTATGGAGGACCAAACGAAGCAGGCCGAGCGAACTCGGACTGCTGCCAACAAGGCATATCTAAAGCAACTCAAGTTTAATTCTAAGGTCATGGAGGATCAGACCAAGGCTCAGGAGAAGGCACGCAAAGACGCCAACAAAGCGTACATCAAACAACTCAAGTTCAACTCCAAGGTTATGGAGGACCAAGCCAAGGCCGAAGAAAAACGAGTCAAGGACATAGAGAAGTGGCTCGACAAGTCCGCCAAGGAAATTCGCAAGTACGAGGAGAAGAAAGCAAGGGACGAGAAGAAAGCCGCTGACAAATCCATCAGGGACAAGGAACGCGAGGAGCGGAAAAAACTAGCCGAACAGAAACGGATGGCCGATGCGGCCTACCGCTATCGGATGCAACTCGCCAAGCGGTTCCAAGTGTTCCAAGAATCGGTTCGCAAGCGATCCGAGGGTAGGGCTGACATGGGCTTCGGCTTGGGTGCGCGTGCGGACATCTACATGCACACCAATGCCCTACGAAGCCTCATGCAGTCAGGCAAGAGCTTCATGGGGGTGGCCGTAGACTTCGAGCAGTCTCAGGTAGCTATCGAAGCCTTCACAGGCTCGGCGGCTGAGGCTCAGAGAGTCATGTCCGACATCCAAGACTACGCGATTGCATCGCCATACCAAACGGTTCAGTTGGCCGATATGGCTCGGAATATGATGTCCTACGGACTGGCCGCCGACGCTGCCGTGGACAACTTGAAAATGCTCGGCGATGTGGCCGGGGGCAGTGACCTTCGGCTTGAGCGACTGGCTTTCGCCATGTCGCAGATAACTTCGATGGGTCGACTACAGGGGCAAGAACTTCGGCAATTGACTGAGCAGGGGTTCAACCCACTAGAAACCATGAGCCGGAAAACCGGCCTTTCGATGATGACCTTGAAGAAGGCGATGGAGGACGGACAGATCTCCATCGCTTTAGTAAACGAAGCCCTCAAAGTAGAAACGTCCGCAGGCGGACGTTTCGCAGCGATGGCCGCTAGGATGCAGAACTCCATCGGGGGTATGACAAACCAGCTTCGAGAACTCCTTCAAAAGTTGTCCATAACCATCGTCAAGGTCTTTGAAAAAGACCTCAAGAAATACCTGCTTGCGGCCATCGAGCGGTTGAAGCAGTTCATGGACTACATCGAAACCCCAGCAGGCAAAGAGGCTATTAGGCGGTTCGTGGAGATTGCCAAGAATGTCTTGGTGATGGCGATGGCTTTTCATACGGTCGGCCTTGCCATCGCAGTTATGCGATGGCAAGTGGCGTCCCTTGCGACGATCCTGTCCGTGTTGCAGATGGTCATGCTTCCCCTAAAGATGTTGATCTCGGCACTGGCTATCCCCCTGATGTTGGTGGCACATGCGATTCAGGTGTTCTTGACGGGCTCCATCGTCGGGTTTGCTGGGTTCGCTGTGAGCCTGCTCGGAGCCGTAAGTGGTGTCGGCCTACTCGGAATAGCTATTGCCGGAGTTCGAGATCTAGTTATCGGCAATAAAGGGTTTTTGGAGGGATTCAAAAACCTGCCGGGACTATTAAAGAGAGCCTCTGACTTTGTTCAGGGCTTTTTCTATAACTTCCAAACAAATGTAGGAGCTTTGACCACTTGGATAAAGACAAACTGGGACACCCTGTTGGTTTACAGCAGGCAGATCTTCACCAGTATGCTAGATGCCTTCTTGAACAACATTGCCGTGACGGCAGCCGCGATGGCTAAGTTGTTTACAGTAGCTTTACAGCAGGTGATGAACAAGATACCGGCGATGATTGAGACTCTGCAAAAGGCTCTTTCAGAGAGCAGCGTTACCGGGGATTACTTCGATGGGATTGCTTTGAGTTTCGGAGCCTTGTCTCAAGAGGAGTTTCAAAGACGGGCCGACGCTAGACACAGACAGCGACTCAAAAACGCGAATGCCGCACAAGCAGGCCCCAATGGATTACCTCCGGGGCTTTTTAATGACCTTACGACAATCGGCCAGGAATGGCTATTTGCGCTGCGGCATGGAATCCCAGGTAAGGGTCCAGAGGGACTCAATCTCCCTGAGTTCAAGCTCGACAGGCCTGAACTCAAGTTCCCAGAGATGCCCGAGATCAAACTACCCGAAGCCTTCACCCCAGACTTCTCCGCCCTCGGCAGGCTTGCCGAGGGGTCGCAAGCAGTCAAGCTGACCGACACTGCCGTTTACGGCAGTGCCGATCACGCAAAGCGAGCGTATGAGTACACTCGAAACATGGAAGGCATCCAAGCTGGACTGCGAGGAGAGCCGAAAAAAGAGGATCTCCAACAGCAACAGCTAAAGGCCCTCCAAGGGATCGAAAAGAACACCCGACCTGGGGTTGCGCCCCAGGTCGCCAACCTGAGCCCAAACTAAGGTACACGTATGGCAGCCATC